ATTGGAATAATTATAAAAAAGAGGAAAAGGATAACTTTGATTATACTATATTAAATACTTACAATACAAATAAAAATTTAGTTAGAATTGGTCCTGGAAATGATGGTGGATATGTTATTGCTAAAGAAATAGATTATGATTTATATTTAACTTGTGGAATAGCAGGAGACACACGATTTGATAATGCTATTTTAAACATGTATCCTTATTTACCAGCATATGGATTTGACGGATATATAAATAAACTACCAAATGGGGCAAGTAAAAAAATTAATTTTATCAAAAAAAATATAAGTGATATAGATGATGAAAAAAATACAACATTAAAAGAATATTTAAGTAATTATAATAATATTCTTTTACAAATGGATATTGAAGGAGCTGAGTTTAAATGGTTAAATTGTCTTTCAAATGAAAATATATCAAAGTTTTCACAAATATTGTTAGAAGTACATTGGCCATTTGATAATTTTCGCTATAACGCTTTAAAAAAATTAAATAATACTCATTATTTAGTTCATATTCATGGAAATAATTATTGTAATAGAGATTTTCCAGATAAAGATATTGGCAGAAGTTATGATGGAAAAATATTAATTAATAATCCTAATCTAACTCCTATTTCTCTTCCCGAAGTAATGGAATTAACTTATATTAGAAAAAACCTAGTAAATAATATTGAACAGATTAATTATAATTTTCCTAGAAACTTTGATAATCCTAATAATCCCAAAGCAAAAGATATTAAATTTAAAATACCAATTTAATAAAACATAGTATTATATAATGAATTATCTAAAAATTCCAGTATATATTTCTTTAACAAGTATCTTCAAAAACCAAGACATTTTAGCACAAACATTAGAATCTATAATAAAACAAACAAGATTACCTGATAAAATATTTTTATATTTATCTGAAGAACCAAATCTGTTTGATGCAGGATTTAAAGGTAAAAAGATTACAAACTCAAAATTGTTAAAATTCATTAATGACAATTCAATTATAGATATAAAATGGGTAAAAAACACAGGTTCGTATCGTAAATTATTACCACTATTAAAAGATAAATGGGATGAAGATTGTATAATTATAACAATTGATGATGATACCGTTTATGATATCCATTTAATTGAAAATTTAATAAATGATTATAATAAACAAAATTGTGTTATTGGTTCTAGGGGATTTACACCATTATTTGATAAACTTGAAAATTTCAATTATTTTGAATGTGATTTTAATAAAGATCATTTATCATTATACAATTTTTTTACTGGAAAAGGAGGAATTTTATACAAGCCTCAATTTTTTCACAAAACTTATGATTTAATATTTAATAGTAACATATATTTAAATACTTGTCCTACGACCGATGATATTTGGTTTTATATAGTAAGATTATTAAATAATGTAAAAGGTTATTTAGCTAATAATAAATGGTACGTAGCAGATTTAACCCGAAGTGGATTATATACTATTAATTTTAAAAATGAAGTTAATAGTAAATCATTCAAAAAGGCATTTGAAAAATTAAAAGAATTAGGGTATAAATTTTCATAAATATTATTTAAACTGTATCAAATATTTCAATAAGTTTAAAATCCAAATCAAAACAACACATTATGCAATTGTCATCTTCATTAATACAATTTTCATTTATTAAATACTTATATGAATCAAACAGTTCCAAAGTAATATTAAAAAAGTCATTTTCTGTTATATTGTTTTGTCTTTTCATACACGAACCGTGCTTCTCCCATTCGTGGCTCCACAAACTATCATCGCATCCTTGCCAATAGGTCTCCATCGATTGAAGTAACTCGCCAATAGGTTCAATATATTCTACATCTTCGCAATATGTAGGATAATTTTCAGAATCAATTTGAGGCCATAAACCATGTATCATGTAACTATCGGAACACCACTTTTGAACTGCAAATTCGTAGTAATTATAAATTTGTTGAGAAACCACATTTGAAAATAATAGACAAACCAATAATTTATGCATATTTTTATATTAAAATTATATAAAAATAAACAACTTTTTATTCATTCGGCATCAAGTTCGTCGTTCGGTTCATCATCCGATTCATCATCCGATTCATCATTGTAATAATAATCACCATACTTTAAAAATCCTGAAACAATATATCTTGTCCCATTTATAATTTTTTTACCTCCATGACGCGTCTGACCACAAAATATTAGACAGTCACCCTTTTTTAATTTAACAGTTATATTTTTTTTTTCAAAAACTGTTCCTCCTCCAGAATAATCATCATTTAAAGCTATAATAAAGCTAAATTCATATTGATCCTCGTGAAACTCTAATGAAGATTGAGAAGTCATATAATTATTTTCATATTTACACATAAAAAATTCACTTACCATTAATTTTTTGGGCAATAACCAAAAAAACTTTTCCATATTTTTAAATATAATTTTGTTACATTTCTCATTTAATAATTTATGGGATTTCCAGCTTTCATCAATTTCATTATCGGTAGTTGGATAATTTTCATGACGTTGTTGAGTCCAACCATTTTTCATTCCATAATCAATACCTTCTGATAAAATGGTGTTTATTTCTTCATCATTTAATAAATTTTCTATTATTTTGTATCTATTATAAAACGGAAATTTCAAATATATTAAATGCATTTGAATATAATAGTTGACAAATATCAATGTTATTATTAATATAGTAAGCAAATAAAAATAGAATGGAATATTCATTATTAATTTATACAAATATTAAATGAAAAATATCTTAAATAAATCAAAAGATTAAAATATTTTATATTAATGTTATATAAAATGAACGATCTTGTAAAAAAAACTTTGTTGAAAAATTATGAGTTATATATAGAATTATTAGATAACGATGACTTTAAAAAACATCTAATTCGTGACTTAAACGAAGATATTGATATTCCAATTATCAATGAAAAAACCGAACGTAAAGTATTAAATTCTATTTACAAGGTAGTGGTTTCTTCAATGAAAAAAGTAGATATTGAGAAAATGTTAGACAAAATTGAGACAAATCAAAAGTCAAACTGAAGTGTTGTATAATCTATAAATGAAGTGAACAAATATAATACTAATCCAAATGTAATAGAATAAAACAAATTTCCTATTTTGCTTGTCCCACCTGTTTCAGTTTTAACGAATGATCCAAATACTTGCATTAAGATGTTTATGATATATATTTTAAACTTATTGTCAATAAAAATAAAGAATAGTAAAGAAGCTAATGCAATTAATTTCAATTCATTTGAAATGGTGAATATGTCTTTTTCTTTTTTAATTTGTTTGTTTTGATTTAATTCAACATTGTGCGGCTGTTCGTCTTCAAACCGAACTCCCTTTTTGGGAGTAGCGTGCAATACATTTTCATCTATTGTAAATTGATTTGGCGACGGTTGAATTTTGTCTTCCATTTCCGAAGAATTAATTGTTGGAATATTAGATTTTATCGGTAATTCGCTAATATTTGTTGTTTTTTCCATATTAAATTTTATATAATTAGTAATGAATTTATATAAAATTTACAAACTCATTACATTAATATTTTTTCTTTGTCTTTAGTTTCGGCTTCACTACAATCAACCATTTCTTCCGATACATCATAGCACTTACCATTTACCTTGATTTGTCTTTTTTTTTCAAAATCAGGTGCTTGATAAACCAGACAAGACCTAGAATCACAGCTCATTTTGAATAATCCTGCGAACCCTAATCCTAAAATAAGCGAAAATATAAATACTCCGTTAGCAGATTTAAATAATTTTCTGAAATCTTTCATATTTCAAACTATGTTATATAATTTACATATATTAATAATTAACACCAATACTTACATAATCATCTTTATTAGATGAACATTCAGCATCAGTTAAATTGTATTTGAAACAATTGTTCGCTTTGTCTACGTATACCTTTTTGTCTTTATTCATCGGTGTCGGGTAAACAATAATTACCTTTTTATAATCATCTGTTAAATAAATATATAACAGCCCAACAGTAAAACTAATTAAAAATGCCCTAATATTTATATATTTACTTATTTTCATTCTATATAATCTCTTTATTTTAAAAATTATTCTAAAACATCTATTTTTATTGATGGCGATTTTGTTTCTCTGGATTTTATTGCGGTCTCATTAATGACCAGACTATCAAGATAATGTTGTTTGTTTAATTCATACAATTCATATTGTTTTTGTATATATTCGTTCATACTTTCAGCTTTATTGAAAACTATGTCACCGCCAATTTGATTTTTGATTTCATTTTTAGTTGAATCAATATCTAGAAGTATATCTTCTCGCATTTTTTGATACTCTTTTGTCTTGTTGTCTTTTTTCTTTTTGAAATCATCTATTTCTTTTTGATAAGTATCATTTGCCGCTTCAGAAGGAGCAATAATATTATTATATATTTCGGTATAATTTTCAATATCCTTATATTCAAATAAAAGTTCATATTTTGTCTTTAAAATAATTTTCTTACTTTCATCTACCATTTTTTCATTTGCTTCCATAATCTCTTCAACATTTTCCTTTTCGATTCTTGGGGCTGTAATAGAAGCCAATTTATTCTTATCCACTAAACGAAACTGTTTTTTATCAAAATTATAGAATAGTTGATTTTTTATTTGTTTTTTTGAAACTTTTTTATGCATTTTAATTGCACGATTTATTTTGTCATGTTTCAGTTTTTTGGTAAAAAATGTTTGTAATTTAGCACCATAGCCTGCGTTATTTGATGGTTCATTTGTTCCGTATTTGTTCATTATTATATATTAGAAAGAATTAATTGTTCCTATTTCTTTATTATTTATGTTTTGAAATTTTCTCAAATTATACAAAATATAATCTCTTTTCCTATTTTCTTTTTCTCTCTGACTCTCAACATCTTGTTTATTTTTGTATTTCAAATACAAAATTGTAGATATTATCGATAAAATAAATAAGAAACAACATATATTGTATACAAAGTTATAATATTTCAACTTTATGCTGTGACAATACTGAAGATTTGTATTTACAATGTTTTTTATTTTATTTTCAACCAATTTAGGATACATATAATATTTTAATATATTTTTAACATTGAAATCTAAAATAATAATATATTATATATTAATTATGAGACGCGAAAACGATGAAAAATCACTCAAAGCAGAAGTAAATAATTCGTTGAGACTATTTACAGTAGGAACATTATTATTTACTTTGATAAAAACGGCAATAGTATATGGTAAGTCGTTAAATGCTCAGTCCGATAATAACCAAAGCAGCATTAATAATATTCTTTTTAAAATTACTTTTGCGGTTTTATTTTTCTTATTCAGTTTTTTTACAAGTATTTCAGCAACTAAAAATAAACTGATTTGTGGAAAAGAAAATTATAAGATTGCATTTATGGCGACTTTAATTCCATTTATATTTATTTATTTAATTGGATTATTTGCTTTATGGGTATTTGATGGCTGGACCGACTGTTTTTCAGAAACTTGGGGTGAATATATTATTGATTTTTGTGGTGTTAAAAAAGACATTCCGGGATATCAAGTTAGTAAAAAGTCAATCGGAGAAGGTATCTGGTACTATTTGTTCGGAGTAATTACGCTACTTGTCAGTTTCAATACATTACTGGCAGAAAATTGCAACGCATTTTCAATTAAAAAAGATGAATTTAAAAAATATTTAAATGATAAATATACATCTCGGGTCGGGTCGGGTCGGATCGGGTCGGGTCGGGTCGGGTCGGGTCGTGTTAGATCAGTTTAGATCAGGTCAGAGCAGAGCAGACCAAGCCAGGCAACGTTGGGGCGGGTAGGGTCAAGTCGGGCCAGGATGGGTCAGGATGGGTCAGATCATACCTGCGTTTGTATACATCTAATAAAAAAAATTGAAGTAAATAGTTAAAATATGAAAGTTGGTAATTTTCACTGAATGAAAGGTATTACGAATTCAATGTGCGATATTCAAACAATCGTAAATACGATTCCAGAATCAATAATTCAGCAATATGGAACCTATACAGTAACATCAACATTTAAGGTAATGCATAATGGAGATACATTTCGTCTTCCTCATTATAATTTTAATGTTTCTTTGTTTTGCAATTTATATACAAAATATTTAAAAATGCTAATGGATACAAGATCGGAATTTGAAATTTATCACATAAACGACCGTCAACGCATAATAAATTTAGCAAATGAATCCCACACAATAAACGAAACAATAGGAGAATATTTGTATAAAAATTTTGATTCAAATAACATTGCATTTTACGTTGTAATCCTAAATACTAAACAATATAATATTGAAAGGTCTTTCATAACAAACGATTCATTTGAAGGAGAATGTAATATTTGTTATCAAACAACTAATTTGAAACATTATTATAATTGTGATTTAAAAGACAAAAACAATCACCACGGCATTTGCGGGTCTTGTTATATTTCGTGGACCAAAGCAAATTCAAACAGTAACTGTCCTATTTGCCGTTCAACAAAACGCTAATAAATTCTTCAAAACCACATATTTAAACTATTAAGGTAATAGATCACGATAAAATAACTTATTATTGCCAATAAAATACTTACCAACCACAAAGAAAGAACTGTGGTATTTTTGTATCCAACACCAAAAGGTCTCAAAGATTTTTGTTGATGATTGTATATAAAACTTGGCTGCACAATATTAACAATGGAATATAATAAAACAAATAAAAATATAGACAAATATAATTTATCTACACTCATTTTATTATATATTTATATATTTTTTTACTTGTTTATTCGTAATCATCTAATTCTTCTCCTTGTTCGTCATATACAGTTCCGTTTTCATCTGCTACCATATTTATGTTTTGTGTTTCTTCATTATTGATAATATTAGTAAAAGAGTTCTCAAATTCAGAAACGTTATATACATCATTTCCCCCATCTGTTATTGTTTCTACATATAATTTTTTTGCAACTTCTTTAATCTCATTTGCTCTGTCAGTATCTTCTGCGTAAAATTGTTTGTAATATTTGAATACACGACTCTGGTTACCATAAGACCAATCCCCTATTTTTGCCGACATTTTATACGTTTCTGCCTCTCTTTCAGATGGTTTCATATTTTTGAGTGTCTCGGTTTTTATAAATTTCTCTGATTGTTTGGATTGTCTATTATCCGAAATCATTTTTTCATAACGATAAGATGTATTTTTAATATATTCTAAAATCATTTCGATTATTCCAACATTCACTCTGATAACAATATCAATTGACTCATTTAGATCAATATAATTATTTAACACCTTATAGAATATATATAACAAAAATAAGTAGCGTTCACTCTTTTTTTTATTGAATGTTTTTAAATACAAAATGTCTTTGTGATTGATAATGGTATCTATAATTTGAATTGTTTCTTCACTTGCACCAACAATTTTATCAAATCTTCTACGACGCTCTTGACAATATTCTATTAAATCATCTGTATGTTGTTCTGCGTAATTAAATTGTTTAAATGTTACATCATTGTAAAAATTATTGTTTATAAGTAATCCTGGAATTTGTGTTATTAATTGATTGTTAATATTATATATCTGCTTTAAATATATTTCAAATTGCTCATGGTCACTATCTTCCAAATAATGTGCATTTTTTAATTTCTCTAATAATAATGTGAATTTTTTCTTTATTTTACGGATATTTTGATGTTTCATATGCGTTGACAAGAATTTATCGTATCTTATATGCATTTGTTCAATTTCTTCTCCAAATTTATCAGTTAAATTACTTGGTTCTAATGTTTTTTTATTTTTTTCTTTTTCCCCAGTAGAACGTAATCCAGCTGCTTCTTTATCATAATTTGCATTTTCTATATATTCAAAAAGAAAATCTGACAAAACTTTTGTTTTAATATTTTCTTTTTTGATATTTTTTTCATTTTCTTTTTCTTTGACACTTTTTTGTATATCATAATAATGTATATGACGACGAATCATAGCTTCATTCATAAAAGGAAGTGAAAAATCAATCCCATATTTATCTAAAACAGTTTCTATTGTTTGTTTACTACCTTCTTTTCCAATTTCTTGTATATCTGTAAAAAAATCATCTTCTAAATTATCTATATTATGTTGGCGAGCAAGTGTTTCAAGATAATTTGGAATTGGTTTCTTTAATTTAGAATCTAAATTAAAAATTTTTAACAAAAATGAGTGGATTGTTGATTTGTTATATATTCTGGTTTCTATGGTTTCTTCTTTTTCATTTAATATCGGGACCTTCAAAGATGTGCCCTTAAGATATTTTGAACGTTCTAAAGAAATAATCTCAAACAAGTCCTGGCTTCTACGAGTTAAATTCATCAACTCTGTTTTATGAACACCCGTTTCAATTAAAGAAGCTAAACTTAGACCTTCATCTTGGCAACAAAAATTTACTAAAAATGGTCCTTGATAATGACCTGACAATAATGGTTGTTCTTTTTCAACAGATAATAATATTTTTTCTAGTATTTTTGTGTTAACCATATCTAATTCGCTTTTTCTTTTTTCGTATTTGTTAACAGAAGTTGCTGTATTGTGGACGAAACCTTCATCATCATTTTTGGTTGTTATTTTTGTGAGAGGTGGTTTGAATCCAGACGGAGGAGGAGAAACATGATTTATGTCTGGATTTTTTTGTTCAAAATTTCTTTTTTGAGAAATCATATCATTCACAAACTATTTTTTAATAAAAAATTTTTGATATAATAAATCAAGTCGTCTTTTATCATTTCTTTGTTTTTTGACATCAAAGAAAAATTTTTGAGTGTTTCCGACACAAATATGTGAGTTGCTCCTTTTTTTTTCGTATTTTTTTTTTCTTTATGGTTTACGCGTTTATCAAGGTAACAAGCCAAATATTCAATTCCATCTAAGGAGGACTCATCCTCGTGATAAGGAAATCCTAAAAAAGATAATTCGCAAGATGAATATGGACGTTCAACAAGTATATTTTTGCACTGAACATATATAAGTATCATGGATAACACTGAATAAATGGTTCCAGTTAAGTTCATCTCCTTATATTTTGGATGTTCTGAAGACTTTTCAAATATTTCATATATAGCCGTGTATATTGAATCTTGATTGTCTATGTTCTTGAATTTAATATGTAAATCCTTCATTATAGTTTTACACATTTCTTTGACCAAAATAAAAATCTTTTTGTTTATCTTTGTTTGTGATTTTACATTTGGTCTGTTTATAATTTGTAAGTTTGCGTCATCTTCTTCTATATCATCTATTCCTCCAACGGTATCCAATTTTATTTTAAATCCATTTTCATCATAACCATAATTTGTGTCAAAGTTTATTTCTTTTATAGTAAATCCGCTTTCTTTATGTATCCATGAATCTCCATTTTCACTTAAATAGCCTTCACGAAGACAAATTTCTTTTATCGTGCTGTCGTGAGTATTATATAATAAATAAGCTTCACTAAGCTGTTGTAAGTATTTTGGTATTAGTTTTGTATTTTTTTTGATACAATAAAACCATACCTTGTCGCCCGTGTCTACAGTAAATAAAGATATAAACCGTTGAATTAATGAATATTTCCTTTCTAAATCTTTAATTCCAAGAATAATATACAATAAATTTGTATATGGAGAATAATATTGCAATTCATCATAATTCATATTTTCAAACATCTTTTCAAATTCATATTTTTGTTTATTGTATTTGAGCATTTGTCTTAATTTGTTGTATTTTAATGTTTTTATTTTTTGTTTCATTGCTTTGCGTGTTATTTCTCCAGAAAAGGTTTCATCGTCGTGTTGTATTTCATTTTTATGAGCATATTTTATTACAGAATCATTAATAATTTTTGTTTTAATATCTTCAAATTCATCAATAGAATTTTTAACTCGCAGAAGTTTTTTCTTGGATAAAGAATTATTAAAATCTTCCGTATTTACCCATTTTTCTCCATCATAAATGTAAAACTTTTTGTCTTCTTCAACATAACATTTATCGTGTTTGCGTATTTGATTATTGAGTATATATTTAACCAAAGTATTCATAATATTTTCTTGATCGGATTCATTCTTGAAAATGTCATCAAATTCGGCATATGTATTACTTCCCTCGTGCATGGCGTGTAATAGCATATCTAAATTTTTGACAAAATCATCAACCATTCCATCGAACTGTGTATTTGCAATAATGTTTTCATACAAATGTTGAATAACATCAAATTTTTCAAGTTTGTTGTCAGAATTTTTAATTATATTGCTAATAATTATTTTTTTGGTATCATTAATCATATCATTTTGTTTGAGATAATATTTGGAATATTCAACACTATCAACGTCTTCAGATATTTTAATTTCTCCGTTTAATTTTGCTTGCAAATCAGATATATATTTAGAGACTTCTTCGTCGTTCAAATCAATATTGTTTTCTCTATTTAAAAATCTTAATTCGAATAATAATAATTCCATATTATCAATACCTGCTATTGATAAAAGTTCTCCAATTTGATAATCAACAAGACTGGTTTTTGAATTATTTGCGTTTACTTCTGCTAAATATATGTTCTTGATTATTTCGTAAACAGTCTCATGTGGTATATATTCATATATATTGTTATTACTTTTGTTTTTCTTAATAAAATGATTTCGCTTGTTATTAACGGTTCTTTTCACTGCGCTAATATTTTCTTGAACAAACTTTTGAATAAATAAATGCTCATTAATGTTTAATTTTGAAATATTAAACAATCCTAATTTCTTTAAACATTGATATATTGAAACTTCTTTTCTGTCAAATACTTGTTCTTGAAGTTCTTTCAGAGTAAAATTTAATTCTTCAAGGTATTCTCTAAAAGTTTTCTTTTCCTTGAAACTGTAAAAAGTTAAATACTTATCATCAAAATATTCATTTTCTTTCAAAAGTTTATCTGTTAACATTTTTATTTTAGGAAGTTTTCTTGGTTCAAAGTTTAAATTTTGAATTACTTTTGAAAGTAAATTACTTGCCTCGTGTGTATTTGACTCTATATGAAGTAATGGTTTATTTTTAAATACAATACCATTTGTTAAAATCTTAGTACCTTTGTCAACCCGAACCATGTCATATTCTATCACATTGATTTCTCCTTCTTTTCCAATACAAAAGAAGAATGGTTTATTCTTAGTATCAGTTACTTTATTAATAATCGCAACATTTTGATTTTTATCAAGAATTATGCTGTTGTGGTGGTCTTCCCTTTTATTATTTATGATTGTAATATTAGGTGTTAATATTTCCTGTGAAAAATACATATGTGGTTTAGCATCGCCGTCATAACTTTTTTCATTTACACTATATTGCCATTCTGAGAAATCTTTTTTTGCATCATCAAACTCGTAATCTCCAACTTTTTCATTATCACAATATAAATCTTTATGTAAATAATACGAAAACAAATTAACAACTTTTGGAGAAAGATCAAATATAGATTTTAGTAACTGATTATCAGAAATTTGTTTTATTTTGACACCTTCTTCAAGATTGGTATATTCGCCCAAAAGCATTTTATATTTTTGAATTTCCACAATTAGTTGTTTTTTATTTTTACTTTTAAAATAACTTTTTTCAATATAGTCATTAACCTGTTGTTCAATTGTATATATTGCTTGTAAATCTTCTATATTTTCGTATTCTTCGGCTTTGGTTTCTTCTTCTTCTTCATTAATGCCATATTCTTGATTTTTAACACTTTCATAATTGTTGATAATGTCAATAGAACGAATATTATATTTTTCAAGTAATCCTGAATATTCAAAATCTATATATATATTTTCGTCATCGGTTGTTTTTACAGTGATCATATCGTTTTCTAATTTTGTAATTTCACCTTGAATAAATGGTTCATTATTTGAGAAATTTATTTTTATCATTTTACCAGGTAAAAGGCGGTTTATAACACAATATCCTTCTTCTTGACGATGAATGATAATAATTTTATCAATATTATCAATACCGCCTTCAGAATTTAAATTAAAAATTTTTGATTCCATATTTTCCGAAATAAGTATTATTTTTGAATCGTCAATATAATCAACAAAAAATAAAGTATTATTCAATAATTCTTTACTTGACTCAAATTTAACAATATTACCATAAAACAAAGAATTATTTAAATTTTTGTTTTCCATAATTTATATAATTAATGAGATTATTTATTAAATTTTAATTACTAATAAACGAAGACTGAATATCTCTGAATATAATTTCTTCAATATATTGAGCAGTATTTCTAATGTGATAAAATATAATCTGCTTATTTTTTTGAACGGTTTTATAATGAATATATATATGAGCACTTGGTGTGGATGGATGATTTTTTTTAAAACCCACAAAATCCAATAATTCTTTGTAGCTATTGTAAAGATATATCTCAATTAGTTTACCAATTGTAAAATCATCTTCTTTCAATTCAAATACAAAAAACTCTTCTTCTGTATAAATCTTACAATACGTGTCTTGCTCTTCTGCTAGTTCTTCATTGCTTCTTGTACCATCATTTGATGTAGATATATATTCTTCTTTTGTTTGAATCGTGGCGAGTTCATTATCTTTAGTATATTGAATAATCAATCTAAGTTTATCTATAATATATTGGCAACTTTTATTCATAATTTCTCTATTTGTAAATATTCCTAAACTCTCAACCGTCATTTTATATTCATTCTTGAAATATATTCTCTGTGCATCTAAATTCTTAAAATCTTCTTTTTCACTTTTATCATCAATAGTATTCATAACTTTTGCAATTTCTGCTTCATTTCGTAGAAATTCATAAGTGCAGTTGTGAACAACATTCCAACAAGAATTTTCTTGTGCACACCCAATATCAAATTCTGCCTCTAATACCAACTCTTCTACTTCATCATCACTAATATTATAATTTGGATACAAAACACATAACAATATATAATCTCCACTAATTGGATCTCTAGGAAACAAATTCTGAGTCAAGTCACTATTTATTTTTTCTCCAGTGTGTTTGTTGACAAGAATAATATCTTCTGTTGTAACATAAACTTTTTCTTGATTACCTTTTTTATTTTTTACATTAATTAATATTTTATAATTTTCTTTAAATTGAGTATATTCAGAATCATTATCGTTCATAATGGGAATACAAGATATGCGATGTTTCAAATACTCATTATTAAAGTTTGTGGTATTCTTGATAATATTAATAGAGCTTTCATTGTGTGGAAACCCCTTGAATACAAGACAATTAATATTAGACAAACAAACTCGGCGTAGCGAATTTACAACACAAGTCTCTACTCCACGAATGTTGAACATAAGGCGTCCATCAGTATCTTCGACAATATTTTCAACTTGAACGCTCATGATTATATCTTATATAAATTTATGGTTTATTTTTAATTCAATTTTTTTAGTTTATATTGTCAAAAAAAAGTATACGTTAAATCATAATATAAGTGTCTGTTATGAACAGTGATAAAAATATGATGATAATGCCAAATAAACAAAATTTGAATAAGACAAATCAAAAACATTTGCTTTTTTTTAGTGATTTATGTAAACATAGTAAAGAGTTATTAGGAATTATGAAACAGAAAAATATAATAGATAAAGTTCAATTAATATGTATTGATAATAGATATATTGAAAATAACATAACACACATCCATTTAAATCAGAAACAAGTAATGCCTTTACCTCCAATGATTACGTGTGTTCCGACGCTATGTATCATGCCAAATTATGAAATATTAAAAGGCGAAGAAATAATTGAATATTTTGCTCCTATGAGTAAGAACATTGAAGACGAGCGAGAAAAAATTGCATTAGAACCAAATGCGTTTTCTTTAGACTCTGAAACAAATGGTTCTTTTGGTGTATCCAGTGATTCGTTTAGTTTCTGGGATACAAATAGCGATGATCTATCAGCACAGGGTTCTGGTGGAATGCGTCAAATGTATACATATGCCGCGTTTGAAAATACAAATAATCATTCCGAACAAATATATACCCCAAGCGAAGATACAAGTGATAAACCAGCGCCTGTAACATTAGATCAAATTCAACAAAAGAGAAACAATGAATTATAATTTAAAAAAAGAACTTGATTATCAAGTATCTATCTTTATATTATGAATATTGTTTCACAAAAAAAACAAATTATAAGAACATTTGTAGACACATATTTTGATTTATTAAATACAGTTAAAAATCAATTGGAAAACAAAAACAAGGAATTTAATGATTTCTATAGTAAAAATTTGATTCTGAAAAAGACAAATATTAAACTATTTATCAAAACTTGGTATGAATATATTACAAAGCAATATTATCATTATATTATGGATAACAATGTAAATTATTTTTTTAGTGATGAATTACAGTCAAAATTGGACAAAGAACACAATATATCTGTGATGAAATATATTCTTTTGATAAAAGAAAAATATAATTCTACTAGCAACTCTATTGTGGAGTCTATTTTGTCGAAAATTAAATATTTAACGCAAATGAGTTATCAGTATTTTAATCTAATATAAATTTTATACTAAACTAATATCAAATAAAGTTATTTAAATAATTCCATAATTACAATTATATAGATGGAAAAAAGTGAAGATTTTCAGAAAATTATTGACGACTTTGTAAAAGATCTATTGATTAGTTTTCCAGAATATGAAGACAAATTCAGTGTGATTGATTATGATGAATATTATTGTCATTGTAAGAAAGTGTATCCTGAAAATTTTTTCAATATTTTGTATGAAAATGATGATTTATTTGATGACGAAGAATCTTGTTTTTTATTACCCAATTTAAATTTCAAAGAAATCATTTTAGATGAAAAATTAAGCGATAATTCTAAGAAGACAATTTGGAAATACTTGCAATTAATCTTATTTTCGGTTTGTAAGGGAGTTAATAATAAGGATGAATTTGGCGACACAAAAAATTTATTTGAAGCGATTAACGAGGACGACCTTCAAAAGAAAATAGAAGAAACTATGAATGAGATGCGGGATGTATTTTTCAATAATGTTGATCCTTGTTTAAATGAAATGTTTAGTGATCAAATGGGAGATTTGAGTAATGTTGAAAACATTTTTGAATCTTTTGCGAAAGCATCTCAAGAAGGAATTAGTGGTGAAGAATGTTCAGGAAATTTCTTTGATAGTACGATGAATCATGAAAACTTAAAAGAGCATTTGAATGGATTGATGGGTGGTAAAATAGGAAGTTTAGCAAAGGAAATTGCGGAAGAAGCGTCAAAAGACTTGGGGTTTGATGAAAATCTAGATGAAAAATCTCAAAGCGATCTGCTCCAACAGCTTTTCAAAAATCCGGCAAAGTTGTTGGGGATTGTTAAAAATATAGGGGGTAAATTAGAAGAGAAATTAAAAAGCGGTGATTTGAAGGAAAGTGAATTATTAGAAGAAGCTCAAGAGCTTATGGGTAAAATGAAAGACATGCCAGGAATGAAAAATATGATGAGTCAAATGGGTATGCCCGGCGGAAATTTTGATATAAAGGGAATGGCAAATAAAATGCAACAATCTATGAAAGAAGCTAAAATGAAAGAGAGAATGCAGGAAAAACTTAGAAAAAATAAAGAAGAAAAACAAAAAGAAGCAATGACTGGAAACATGACGCAAGTTTCCGAGGACACATTTATATGGACGGATGATAACAGTGATCCAAACAAACCTTTAAGCACAACTACAACAAAAAAAAAGAAGTTATCTACAAATCCTAAGAAAAAAAAGAAGAAAAAAAAGAAAAACTAAAACAACAATAATATATACTTTATATTATATACATACTTATAAGAATGAATACAAAATTCTGGTTAAACGACCCAAAAATATTATTTCACAAAGACAAACTGTTAGATGTTTGGCCATATTCAGATATGAATTACAATGAAAAAATGAATGCAACCACAAGATTTATTATTTATGTATCATTATTTGGTTATGTGCTTTTAAATAATTATCTAATTTTGTTGTTAGGAGTAATAATGATTGTATCATTGATTTTTATTTATAATTATAATGGTGTGGAGAATTTTCAATCGTTAAATTATAATTCCTTAGATAAAGGAAAACATACAAGTAAAAATCCGTTATATAATGTATTAAATAGTGATTATGTAGATGATGTTAATAAAGAAAAAATAATGGATTCTTACGATGATAATAAAGAGGGCGAAATAAATCATCAAGCGAAGCAATTTATTTATGAAGCAAATAAATCAAATAAAGATATTGGTAATATTTTTAAGAATTTGAGTGATAAAATGAATTTTGAATCTTCTATGCGTCAGTTTTATATTAATCCCAGCACAACTATTCCCAATGATCAAGGCGATTTCCTTGATTATTGTTATGGAAATTTACATTCTGAAAAACCGTTGGTAATATATTAAACGACAAAAAAAAATATATATCATTTTATATAATAATGAGTCAAGTTGTTGATTTTGTTTTTAACAATATATCAAGAATTGGAACAGATGATTATAATTTTACCCAAGAAAATATTATGAATCGCTCGCATTTAGGATATAGCACAACAAACTTTAGTGAATTAAATGACAATAAAGCCATTAATTTAGCATCTTCTCATCCTACTATGAATTTGAAAGGCGGTTTCCAAGTTTCGCCAAATGGTGGTAATGTTGATGAAAGTGGTGAATTAATTCATTCTAAGTTGACAAATTTAAATTTTAAAATTAATTTGCAAGAACGCACATTTAAAACAGTGCCTTATCTAGGAAGGGGAAATGTAGACGTTGGGTTAGAAAATGATTTATTTAAAGGCGATACTTTAAGAGAAAAAAAAAGCGCTGTAAAAATTAACGAAAGTTGTCAAGTAGATGTAAATAAATATCCTATGCAGAAACAGATGAAGGGTAAATTGAGTAGCAAACACATAATCGAAGAATCTGCGGCAAAGGGCTGGGTTCGCGGTGGGCTTCCTTCACGTGAAATTTACAAAAACGAAAAGTATGAGTGCAACTGAATGAATTATTATAAATTACTATATTAATAGATACAATAACATAATATGTCCTTTACAAACAACAAAAATCAAAATCCGGAATATAGAGTAGAACAATCAATGAATGCTAATAAATTAAACTATATGTTAAACAAAAATTTTATTGAAAATAAATCAACCCACAAAATGTTTCAGTTGGGCGGAGGAGTTCCCAAATTACATAGTGAAGTTTTATCCCACAATAATATTGATATTGAGAGCAAACTTAGGGGAATTAAAAGTGTTAATTTAGAAGGAATAAATTTTAATCCTGATTTAAAAGAAAAAAAGTTGACCGATACACCCCTTTTTAACAAAGGTAAAGTATTTGTGCCTCCGGCTTTTTTACATACCAATGAAAGAAGCGGGTTTCATAATATTTAAATAATTATATATATAATTTATAAGTGAACTATATATATAAAATGGCATTTACAAGATTTCACGACGATGAATCTAGAATTTTAAAGACAAATATTGAGACAACATCTATGTGCAATTATACATTCAATGTGCCTTCAAATACAAAATTTCACAATGTTTATGTACAAGACCCTCATATTCGTATGCAAAAGAGCGGAGGGAGTCAATATAGCAGAATGATTGATTTAGAAGGACAGTTGAAAGGAATGGATCAAACTTATTCACGCGATTATATTAATAATCAATATAATACTAAAAATCCAGTTCATCATGAATTACGTAAAGTTCCAATCTATCAATTAAACAAAAGCGTAACAGATGAATCGAGAAGCACGCATCCATCATGGACTTACCGAACCCTTCAACAATATCGTCCAGATATTTTGTTTGAAAATCCTCAGGAACATACTTCAATAAAATTTGAGAATAATGTGGACACGAATATTATTACAAAAGACAATTATAGAAAAAAAAAATCATAAAAAAATATAAAAGTTATATATAAGACATACGACTATGGCACAAATTGCTATCCCAATATTAATGTTAGGAACTGCCGTTCTTGTTTGTAATGATAAAAAAAAAGAAGATGAAGATGAAGTTGTTGGAAAAGAAAATATGACCAATTTGAACGATATTGACTCAGATATGTGTAAAAAGCATTCAGAACAAATTGGTTGCGAGTTGTTGGCCAAAGAATATAAGTCATTTCATCCATATATTCAAAAAAGTAAGAACAATATAAACAATAAACAAGATGTTTCACAATATCAAGACAAATATTATTTGAATAATGTTTCAAATCAACACCTAAAATCGTCAGATAATGACAATAATATATTCAAAAATCTTGCTGGTCAATCTATTAATTACAAAGATATCAATCATAATAATATGAATCTATATTATGGAGGTAAAACAAACGGTACTGAAGCCATAAATAGTTCATCTATATTAGACTCATATACTGGACAAGGCACATATGATATTAAAAAAGAAGAAATTTCTACATTTTTTAAACCTGAAGACAATACACAAAATGTTTATGGGAATCAAAATCAAAACGAGTTCTTTCAATCACGAGTTAATCCATCACATCGTCGTGCAAACGATAAACCGTGGGAAGAAATACAAGTTGCACCTGGGCTTGGTAAGGAATATAATGAAAATGTGATTACCAGTGGATATAATAATTACAATGAAAAAAGAGAAACGTGGATGCCTAAAACGGTTGATGACTTACGTGCTTCTAATAATCCTAAAAATATATATTGCTTACACGATCATATGGGTCCGGCAATTAAACCTGTTCAAAATAGGGGAGAACACGGAAAAATTGTGAAAAAAACTCCGGAAACTTACTTTGTTAACAAAGAGAATTTGGGAATGATTGCAGGGAATAGTGGTCCGAATATGCATACTGTGGGTTCACACCAAATGCTTACAAAGGAAAATCGTGATGATACTAGTATTGAATATTATGGAACTAGAATAAATAACAATGGAAGTTCTTACAGTAAACGCAATTATTCAGAATCAAATAAACAACAGTTAAATAGCATACCGATAACTAATCGTGTTGATAGCATTACGAATCCAACTAGTGACCATAACTATGGTAAAAATTCTTATAATACTTATAATAATAACAGGACCACAACAAAAACTTCTCATTATGGTGGCATGGGTTCTACCGTGTCCAGTATTGTTCAACCAATTTTAAATGGGTTAAGACACAGTAAAAAAGAAAATACAATAACAACCTTACAATCATCTGGAAATATTGGCTTAAATAATGCAAGCGCTCATACAATTCGTAATCATGATGAAGCTTCTACAACAAATAGAGAAATGTATGAGTCTAAATTGAATATGAATCATTTGAATATGCAAAAACAAGAAAATTCTGCTTACATGAATATTAATCCTGTATTGAATGCTACACAAAGAAATACAATGAACCAAACTGAAACAGGTCCGGCGGCATCACAAACGACCAGACAAATGAGTTATGTTGCTCAATATAATCAAGAAAATGGTAATCGCGTTTATGCTTGCAATGTTCAACCAAATGGTAATATGGGATTATTTAATAACAAAATGGTTGCGCAAATAAACGCAAAAGATTGTGAAAATACTCGTCCAACGCCCTTATATATGCCAAAACCGAGTTCTTATCGTCATCCAACAGATACTTTGGGTAGCGTTACTTCTATGCCGCAAACCTATACAGAAATTAGCAGTAATCAAACAGACGCTTCATTGTTAAGTGCGTTCAAATCAAATCCATATACAAAACCGTTGAATAGCTCATAAGTATTAAAATATATAATGTTTCAATTGAATTAAATTACTTTGATACATTATATACTGAAATCGGGCGATAAATATCTATGCATTTCTTTTTTGAATCTGCTTTCTTCAAACACACCAGAATTACCGTTGAACACAATATCTCCTTCAGGATATTTTTTTATAAAAATTGTTCCATCTTCTTGAACCTTTAATTTATATTTTAATATAGGTAACTTATTGATAACTTTAGTATAGAGTATAAACGGCTCTTTCTTGTGTTTTAAAAATGAATGTCCAATATTATTATCTGGATTAAGTATTTCTGTTAAATAATAATTCCATTTTTCAGTTTTGAGGTCTTCAAAACAACAAGAAACGCATAAAGAATTAGGTTTTAACTGTTGTTTGTAATTTGTATCAAGAAGACAACTGTTGCATCTATCTATAACATAGTTTACATTACGAATTGTGCGTTCGTATGCATTTGACGTTTTGACTGTTCTTTGAATATTATTTTCTAGATCGCAATATATTGGTTCAATGAAGTATAATGCACAATCAATAATATAAAATGTGTGACTGGAAACTGGAATAAGTACTGCACAGTGTGTTAGATGTGGTGTGCCTAAAACTCTAAAAGAATTTGGAACACTCGCAGGAATTATATAACTTTTTATATTGTAATTTGCTTGTAAATAATTTTTTACAAAATGAGAAAAAGCGATGCAATTTCCGCTATTATATTTATAGATACAGTTCTCTGAGTTGTTTTCTTTATACAGGGTATAAGGCAATGTTGAAAATACAACATTGTTGTATATATTATGAAAAAGTTCTGAAAAGTGTTTCTTGGTAATTTCTTGTTCATCCATTTGTATATCTGAAAAAATACAATTTTGAGGAACGTTGCTCATATTAATTAATTATACTATTAATTTATAAAATATTTAACATAATGTTTACTATATAATGTTAAATATACAAATATTCAAAAATGTCTTTAGAAAAGGTTAATAGAAAACTTGATAGTTATATTGAAAAGGCCAGTATACCGAATATATTATTTTTTGGTCCATATATGTGCGGCAAAGAAACAGTATATACGCAATTTATCAACAAACTATATAAAACAAATCAAAACATAAATAAATATGTATTAACACTCAATTGTCTTTCTACTAATGGAATCAAAATAATTAAAGAAAATATTAAATTGTTTTCAATGCAAATATTTAATAAAACAGAAGATATTAGTTTTAAAACTATTGTATTAACACAAGCGGATAATTTGACATATGATTCTCAATATAGTTTGCGAAGAACAATTGAACAATACAGTAAAACAACTCGCTTCATTTTTGTATGTGAAGACAAATATCGTTTACTAAACCCACTTGTGTCAAGATTTGCGCATATTTACATAAATGAGCGTTTTAATAAACAATTACATGTCAATATTGATAAATTTAATTATACAAAATATAATCTACTTATTAAAAAATATAATAATTTAATTCAATCAAAAGATGAAAGTGTAAATAAATTGTTTGAAATTTATAAAATAAGTCTTGAATTTCATAAATATAATTTTCATTGTTTTGAAATATTTTATCGTTTAAGAGATAATCCTAATTATGAAAATATGAGTCTTGTTTTTGAAAAAATAAACAAGAATTTATGTAATGATTTGTTTTCTATTTTTTATTTATTAGTTATATTTCGTAATAATTTAGAAATAGAAATATCCGATTATTATTAAATGGATGATTATAATTCAAATTTACTAAATGATTCCAAGTCGGAATGGTCAATTCGTTTGATGAATGTTTTGTCTGGACACATTATTGATGGGTTTCGTTCAATATTTAGTGAAGCAATGGAGGTTTGTCAAAAAAATGACGAGGCTGAAAAATATCTCATGACGTTTCAAAATTACTTGTCTATGATTCCAAAGTGGAATCAAAATGTGGTGGACGCCGAAGTTGAACGAATTAAAGAAAGTTCACAGTGTAAATATTTAGAAGACTTGATAACGTGTGTTCATATTCTTCAGCTGAAAATATTGAGTTGTGTTCGCACAGGAAATCAAAATAAGAAAATTGATATTGATATTCCTTGTTTTAAAACATTTTTACACAATGTTTACATTAATATAGCGCGTAAATTATATTCAAATATTTATTTATTCCAAATTGATGCTACCCCGCTACAACAACAAAAACACAATCGCGAATTTGAAATTATTGTGCAAACTTGTTTGATGAATACAATCCGCGATAATATTCCAGTAGAACAATTACTTAAACAATATATTGATGAAACTCAAGAAGTAGATGTTGAAAAGGTTGAAAAAATTATTGAAAAACCCCCAATGCCTAGTGAAACTAAAGAAGAAAATAAAGTAGACGAAACAAGTAATTCAGAAAAAGATAATTCAGAAAAAGATAATTCAGAAAAAGATAAT